CTCGGATTTGCTACCAACGTTGTCGTTTCTCCAGAACAATGGGGCGCAATTATGGGCTTGATTGATGGATCAAACCGCCCGGTTTATGTCCAGACGATCAACCCACAGAACGCATCTGCAAACCTCACTCCAACAGGTATTCGCGGAAACGTTCACGGATTGAATCTCTACGTATCGCGCTCGCTTTCCGGAACCGGAGACGGCACTATCGTCGTTATCAACCCAGAGGGCTACACCTGGTACGAGTCGGGAACCTTCCGCCTCGAGTCGAACCTCATCTCGACTGGCCAGATCAACGTAGCGCTTTACGGTTATGGCGCCATTGCGACCAAGGTGGCCGCTAGCGCTTATAAGTGGATGGTTGCATAACCCATTCAGTAATAGTGATCCCGGGTACGAGGCTCGGCCCGGGATCACCCATAACAAGAAAGGAAAGAGATGCCAGCCACATACGTTACGATCGCTGAACTGCGTACTAATCTTGGAATTGGCACTCTTTATGCAGATTCAGTAGTAGAAGAAGTCTGCCAAGCAGCAGAGAACATTCTAAAAGAGAAGCTTTGGTTCAATGAGCAAACCGTCGTTGCTATCTCAGCCCAAGACACGACCGGCCGTATCTACATAGCCGAGAATGTTCAACAATTTGTCGTAGGCGACGTCGTAACCATTGAAAACGTGCGTCAACATTACAACGGCAGCAAGACCATCACAGCAGTCAAGAACAATGGCGAGCATTATCTTGAGTTTGTCAATGCTCAAATTACGACACGTGAAAAGCACAGCATCGCGCCTTATGGCCGAGTTTTTGGTTCAACTAGCATTGATTACGCAACGCTCCCACAAGTTCGGGAAGCTGCGATGATGATTGCAGTAGATATTTGGCAGGCCAGGACAGTTTCACAAACTGGCGGAGTTTCCCCAGATTTCACTCCAGCCCCATACAAAATGGGCAATAGCTTGACCAGTAGGATCAGAGGTCTCATCGCAGACTATCTTCACCCGGGCGGCCTCGTAGGATGAGTGCAGTCACTACCCTACGCTCAACGCTAGCAACCGCACTAGCAAGCGCGAGCACCTGGCAGGTGTTCTCTTTTCCGCCTGCTATGGTGCTCGCGAACTCTTGCATTATCAGCCCTGACGACCCATACATAGTGCCAAGCAATAACGGTTACATTACCGTAGCTCCTCTTGTCAATTTCAAGGTTATGCTCACAAAGCCTTTATATGACAACCAGGGCAACCTCAATGGGATGGAAGATTACATCCTCGAGCTATTTACAAAGCTGGCAGCCTCTTCGCTCAAATACAACGTAAGCGAGGTAGCCATGCCTGCGGTCATGTCCCTCAATTCTGGAGACCTGTTAGTAGTCGAAGTAAAGGTCTCAGTCCTATCGAGTTGGAGCTAAGCATGGATAAACGCACCAGATTTCTGGTCAAAATCGGCCAGATCGAAAAACCCAAGGCAGTAGCAAAACCCAAAAAGAAAGAAGACAACGATGGCGATTACGCTGAATAATAAGGCAGGTGTAAAGATCGGCGGAGTGGACTTCAGCGATCTCGTCACCGCCGCAACCCTTACCATGACAAGTGAAGAGCTCGAGGTCACGGCCCTAGGCGATTCTGCAAGGCAATACGTTGCAGGACTCCAGACTGCACAGCTCACTCTCTCATTTCTCAATGACACAGCATCCGGCGAAATCCTTGACACCCTGCTTACCGCATACGGTACAACCGTCGCAGTCAAGATGATCCAGGACGCTAGCGTAGCTGTTGCGGATGGAAATAAGCTTTATACGTTCGATATTCTGGTAAACAACCTTACCCCTATCAATGGCGCGGTTGGCGATTTGAGCACCCAGGACGTTACCTTTACGGTAAACTCTGCTGTGACAGTAGCCGATACAGGAACCTGGTAGGAGAACCACATGGCGAGCCTCAAGATTGTCCAGACAGACGGAAATACAACTGAACACAGAATCACCCCAGCAGTAGAGTACGCTTTTGAATTGCATCACAAAATTGGCTTTCATAAAGCCTTTCGTGAGCGCGAAGAACAAGGCTTGCTCTACTGGCTGGCTTGGGAATGCCTAAGACGATCCGGCGTTGGCGTCAAGCCTTTTGGAATTGACTTCGTGGCTACGCTCGAAAGCGTGGAAGTTATTGAGGACAGCTTCCCAAAATAGATAAGGATTCTGCAACCTACTTGATAGCCCAGCTATCGGTAGAAACCGGAATCCCACCGAGCGAATGGTTAGCGATGGATGAGCGCATGTTTCGCGCCATACTCGCCTACCTGAGAGAGAAGTCAAAGGGAGTCAAAAGTGGCGGTAGTTCTCGAAGGGTATCTCGACACTCTTAGAGCCCTGCGCCAATTTACGCCTGACTTGTATAAGGAACTAAATAAAGAGATTCGCTCTGCCCTGCAGGAAGTTATCACGGATGCTAAAAAGCGAGTCCCTAACGAATTCGGTCCCGGCTCTGGTTTGCGTCAATGGTCAGAGCCTAACAAATACCTAGGACAGCAGAATTTTCCTAAATGGTCCGGTGCTGTAGTCCGTCGAAATCTTCAATATAGCACCAGGTCCACCCGGCCTAATAAGTCTGGATTCGTCCAGGCCTATAGCCTTTTGAGCAAGTCTGCAGCCGGAGCTATCGCTGAAACCGCAGGAACCCAGAATAGGCAAGGCCAGCCGCACGTAGGCGCTGTAACGGATCGGACTTACCAAAACCGTAAGCAGAGCCATTCGGATAACCCTAGAGCTGGTGCTCAGTTTATCGAGGCCCTGGACCGCAATATCGGTGAACTAAAGCGCGTGGGAGGCAAGACCAAGAACAAGCGCGGCCGCATCCTTTATGCTGCGTATGAAGCCCAGCAGGGCCGCACCATTGATAAAATTATGCTAGCGATCAGAAAAACCAAAACGCTATACGAGCAAAGAGTCAGCGATCCCAGAGTAGGTAAAGCAGCATGATAAATATACCCATTTTTAGCACGTTCAAGAATGCTGGTTTCAAAGCTGCTGAAAGGTCCATGCTTGGCTTGAACCGAGGCTTCCAACGCCTTGGAATTACTATCGCTGGTGCTCTTTCCGTCCGGCAGATAACGCGCTTCGGTAAAGCCGCAGTCCAGGCTTTTACGCAGGATAACAAGGCCGCAAGCGCCTTAGCCCAAACCATGAATAATCTGGGCATGGCTTTCCAGTCCCCAGCCATTGAAGACTTTATCAAGCGCCTATCCCAAACCGCAGCAGTCGCGGACGACGTTTTGAGGCCTGCCCTGGGCGACCTATTGAGGGCTACGCGAAACCTCGGTAAGTCTCAGGAAGTTCTCAACCTGGCTCTTGACATTAGCGCGGCGACAGGCAAAGACCTTAGAACCGTCACGACCGCACTATCACGCGCTTATCTGGGCAACAACGCCAGCCTTGGCCGATTGAACGCAGGCCTGAGTAAGGCATTTCTCGCGTCTGCTTCTTTTGAAGAAGTCCAGGGCAAGCTCGAGGAAATGTTTGCCGGATCATCCCAGAAAGCCGCCGCAACTTACGCAGGTCAACTCGAGAAACTGAGAATAGCCTCAGAAGAAGCTAAGGAAATGATTGGGCAAAGCCTGGTCCAGTCTATCGAATTGCTTGGACAATCTCAGGGCATCGACAAAGCTCAAAAGAAAATGGAAGGCTTCGGCCGCGCAACCTCTGACGTAATCCTTGGCTTTAGCGTCCTTGCTAAAAATGTTACTGGCGGAGCAGACGGTAAAAAGGGTATTTTCGGCAATTTCGTAGAATTGGTCGGAGACCTTACTCGAGTCAATCAATTGCTTGCCGATACCAGGACCCTTGCGGCCCAGGCTCGAGTCGAGTTGCTAGAGCCAGTTCAAAGGCAGTCTATTAGGGCGATTGAAAACGAATCTGCAGCCTCTCTCAAGCGTTGGCTAAAAGAACAAAACGCACTTTCAAAGATACGAAAAGAGCAGGAGCGCATCGCCAAGGCATCCAGGGCGGCTAGGGCTGAGGCTGAGCGACGCCGAAAGATTCTTGAAAAGATCAACCAAGCTGGCGAAATCTTAGACACCGAGCGAGCCAATATTGAGGCTGCCCTCAAGAATAAGAGCCTGGACGAAAACGAAAAGCTGAGGCTACAGCTCAAGAAAGCCATTCTTACCGAGAACGCAGACGAGGCCCTAAAGCTATCTAACGAGCTTGAGAAGTCTCAGAACAGACTAGCTAAGCTTCGGGAGATTTCCGATTCGTTCAAGCCTGCTAACCCATTCCAGCCTTGGCTAGATGCTATAGACGAGCTCAACCGCAAGATTTCGCTACTGGGTAACGTTACCGCGCCTACCGTGGCCCAGGGCGATGCAGCAGCATCCCTTATTAGCCTTGGCGAAAGAACCGGGAATCAAGGCATATTAGACCAAGGCGTGAAGATGCTGAGTGACTGGATCAATCAGGGCAACGACGCAGCTACCTTGGCTGAGTCCCTGGCTGAACGCTCTGGAATCGAGGCAGACATTAGGGGCCGAGAAGTCGAGCAGCAGGTCATAAATCTCAACATGGCCATTAGCAACCTAAGCGGCGACCTACCAGATACCACAAAGAAGCAGATCGTGGATGCTGTCGTCGAAGCTTCGTCCTATGGTCTGGCAACCGGCTGGTTTAGAACTGTCGGAGTGACGCCAGCGTGACGTACCCAATTCAGCTAACGGTATCGTTTGA